CTACCATTGAATCTGCATTTAGAGTTCCATCAGGAGATATTGTAGTGTTTGGAGTTATAGTTGTGCTTGTTTTAATCCAACTTGCATTATCAAACTCCTGACTTCTTAATAAAAGATTAGTTCTTTGAGGCTCTACTAATATACTCGGACAACTTCCGTTTGTATAATCTAATCTTGGAATGTTTGATGCACTACCACCATCTTGTGTAATACCCGCAAACTTTGTTCTAATTGATGCTACAGTAGGAATGTATTCTGTTGCTACATTACCCTGTTGAACCATTGCTCCCCAAATGTAAAGTGACGCAGTACCATTTCCTGTATAAGAATTTGTACCATTAGCACTTGCAGGATATATACCAATAGTGTTAGAACCTGCTGTAGTTGTTGCAGTAATTATACAACGATACCAACCATTACCTACACTTTGAATTGATGCAGTAGCAGCACTTCCAACAGTACCAACAACTCCATTAGATAAATCAAAAAAAGCAGTTGCGTTTGATGTACTTAAAAATTGTAATTGCAACCAATTTCTATTTGCTGATTTTGCATATATAGAGAATGTTTGTGCAGATGCTGTAACTGTTACTGATTGAGAAGTAGGGTGCGTAGACGAAGCAGTACTATCTTCTACCAAAGTATCTGCCGTTAAAGTTCCATCAGGAGATATAATACTATTTGATGTTATTGAACATCTTGTTTTTGTCCAACTTGCATTCTCAAAAGTTTGACTTTGCAATATTAAATTAGTTCTCGGTATTTCAACCAAACCATTAGCATCAACTCTCGTCGCACTTGTTGCTCTTACAACAGATAAATCGCCACTTCCATCAGTTGGTTTTATGCTATATAGTTTTCCCTCTTTTACACCATTCGGCGTTATAACCAAAGAAGCACTATCAAATAAACTCATATATTTTCTATTGTATTAATTAAACATTGTTTTGCTTCAAAATTACCACTATCAGCAGTAACTCTCGCTATAAAATCTACTACATAATCGTATTCGTCACCTAATATTTCAGTTTCACCCGACCAACTAACAGCATAAACACTACCCCAACCGATATTATTATTTATAGCACCTTGACCCCAACCAATATCGTTGTTGTTTACACCTTGACCCCAATCTATATTATTTGCCATTTTCTATTTTTTTTAAAAACAATTCTAGCTTTTGTTTGTTCTCTTCTTTAGGTTTATAGTTACCTACTTTTTTTCTTTTTTTCTCCATTTACAAAACCCAAGATCCGTAAAAATTATTAGTATCAGGGTTCATATCATCATTCGAGTTAGAAGTATATTCTGGGAACTCCTGTTGTTGAAAACACATATAATCTATAAAGCGTTGTGTATAGTGTTCTGCTATATCTCTTTCTTTTTCTACTAAGAAATCTATTTCGTTTTTTTCTACATTAGTAGCGTTTTCTGAACTATGCTTGTAAACACCTTTATTAGCTATTGTATAAGCTGCAAAAGGCAAATAGTGAACCATACTCCAGTGTATTAACATTGGTTTAATATAGTTGCTTAAAAGCGTTTTATACTTTAAAAACCCTGCTTGGTTAATATCACCACTAATAATTAAAGTTTGAAACTTATTGTATAAATCAGTTCCTAAATAATTTTGAATAGTAATATCCTGTGCTATCTTTAAATACTGAATAAAATCATCAGTATCTAAGTTTCCATTTAATATACTGAATCTCTTTATGTCTTCCGTTGAAATTAATAACGCGTATGCCATATTATATTAATATAAATCTATTATTATTACCTCTTTTCATTCTTGCGTGTTCTGCTTTATGTTTTAAATTAAGTGATTCACAAGCTTCTCTAAAACTATTAAAAAAAACACCTGTATACGAATCTAAAGTAATAATTCCGTTAGAACTACCTATTTTCTTTTTTGTTTCTTCACTATGAAAATATCCTTTTCTTGAATTGTTTCTTTTTAATTTTTCTTCTTTAGATTGAATTCTACCTTTATGAACTTTAGTTATTTTGTCAATTGTTTCTTGAGAATGTCCTTTAACTCCATCACCACCATCTGTTAAATTAACAAGCAAACCTTTTTTCAAATCTTTTCTACCATATAAAGAAATTAATTCAACTTCTTTTTTACAAGCTTCATCCCAAGTTAAATCTTCAAACAATATGTCAACTTTATAGTCTATTTTAGATACAATATTATTCCAATAAAAATTTCTACTGTGTTTAGAATATGCTCTTTTATATTCGTTACCAATACCTATGTAAAATATAGTATTATTGTCTAATCTTGTATGTGAATAAACTATAGCCATATCTATTTGTTATAATCTGGGTGATGTCCGTTATTTGGCATATCAATAGGTTTCATTGCCACCTCTTTGTCGTTTCTTACTCTATATCCGTATTTTTCAGCTTTATTAGTAGAAATAGTTTTAGCGTTAGGGTTAGTTACATCTATACTTACATTCTCAAAAGAAACATAAGTTTGTCTTAACCATTTGTGCTTACAATTAACTCCACCCTTGTAAAGGAATAAATCGTAATTATTACCATTATGACCTTGACCTGGATTTACTTCGTTAGAAGAAGTTTGTTTAATATCTTCTTTTCTGTAAAGTTTATCAGCTTTTAACATTCTATTGCAAAATTCTCTTTCTCCTATTGCATCACCACTATATTTGTAGCGTGTAATAAATTTAATTCCATCAATATTTTTATCTTGACTAGATTTTGAATTAGGTCTTGCAATAATAGTAGAAGCTAAATCTAACATTTTAGAAAGTAGATTTTTATCTTTTTTACTTTTTTGATTTAAGAAATCTATTTCAGCATCTAATTCATCTTCTAAATCTTGGTCTACTTCGCTTTCATCAATTAATATCCATTCAGCACCTAAGCTTTCACCTTTACTAATTAAACTATCTGCTATATCCACAGAAGTATCCTTATCACTTGAACAACATACTGCAGCCATTTTGACACCAGTTTCTTCTTCATTAGTTGTAGCATTAGCAGTATTAACATCGATAAAATCTAATGGTTGTATTGTTTTAAAATATAAGTTTAATGCTATATCATTTACAGCTAAAATAGCATCTAAAGCATCTATAATTTCTATTTGGTATGGTCTGATAACAATATTATCAAATAACCTAGTTGCGGTTTCAATTTCATCTGCATTATTACCTAAACCACCACCTGTATCTCTAATTCCTAATAGCATTGGAGAAGTAACTCTGTGTCCTACAATTAACTTCTCAAAACATTCAGTAGATAAATACTCATAATGTGCAGGAGCATCATTTAAAGGAATATCATCAACAGTAGTTTTATTTTCTTGTGAAGCATTAAAAGATACTATTACTTTATCTCCTTTAGCACCTGTTAATTTACGCTTAACATCATTTGCAATTTCTTGTCTTTTTTCTTCTGGTGGTATATTGTTATTGAAGTTAATTACTTTAGTACCTGAGAAGCCATTCATTACATCGTTAATCAAATAATCTGCAATTTCTTCTTCTAGTTTAGCATAAGGTAAAGCACCTGAATAATCTATTGGAGTATAATAATGGTAACCTGATACATAAGGTTTAATAACATAAATTTCTACTTCATTACCATTACCAAAACCAAAAGCAGGAATACGCTTTAAAACATCTCCATTTCTGTATTTAGTCCAATCGTGGTGATAGTACCAAGCTTCAATTTCACCTTTATCATTACATTTTTCAGCTCTTAAAGTATTCATAGGAAAATGTTCTACTTTAGTTACTTTACCTTTATTGTAAATAACCTGCATAGAAGCCATTCCTAATAACTTTCTTTCTAAAGCTACTTTCTTTAAGCAATCTCCTTTTATAATAGACATCATTTGTGCGTACTGATCTGGTTTTTTATTTGAATCAGTTGCTGCAATACCTTTACCATATATCATATTGGTAACACCAGTAATAATAGCGTGGTTAGTATTAGAATAAAGATATCTATCAATTAAATACTGAAAGTAATTATTATCAGTTCCGTATTGTACAAAATCTTTATTTTTGCTTTCTTCTATTATAGGAGATGTATAAGCACTTAAATTTAAAATGTGTATGTTATTCATAAATTATAAATTCGTTATCTGTAGTATGCTCTACATAAGCATCTTTATTTATAGTATAATCTGCTATAGTTTGGTTAGTACAAAAAGCTAAACCTGTATAAACTACATTAGAATTATTTTTAACTTTTATAGTATAGTATTTATTTTCTAAAACATCTAAAGCTACGCTAGTTTGAATATAGTATTTAGAAGTAGTAAATGTGCAATTAACTTCTGTTTCTACATTTGTTTCTTCATCAATTAAAACTATAGAAGTAGCAGTAGTATTATTTACAATAAATCGTAATGTTTGTACTCCTACTTGTTCTTTTAGTATTATCATTGTTTTATTTTAAAAATTAAAAAACTACAAATTTGTTATAACTAAAAAAGGGTAGCAAAAAGCCACCCTTTAAAAGTAATATAATTAAATATTAAGATCCAACAACAACAGTAAACCCTGCTCCTGCTAAAGTATCTCCGATAAAGTTAGCTGGTACTGGTTCCATACCTGTTAAAGTTAAAGTATATCCAGAAAGATCACCCATAGCACCACCTGTTACAATAGTACCACCAGTTACATCCATTCCGTGTTTTAATCCTGCATAAAAGAAATTACCATTGTTATCTTCAACAATAACTTGTGGACGACCATAAGCCATCAATTTAAGTTGTTTGTTATCTACAATAGATAATTTTTTAAATGTAAGAGCTAATACTTGCTCAAAGAATGTAGTTCCGTTTTCCCTAGAACTATTTATATTTTGTGTAAATGTAGAAGCACCTTTTAAATCGTATTTATATGCTGTAGGAGTACCAGCTACATCGTCAATAACATCTGTATTAGTGCCATTGTAAGTGTAACCTGTAGCATCACCATAATTTACGAAATAAACAGCTTTTAATCCACCTACTGAATCTTTACAAGGTTCGATTCTACCTAATGAAATATCACAAGCCATAATTTATATATTTATTTTGAGTTATTAATAAAAAAAAAGGATGGTGTTTATTCCACCACCCTTTTAAGTTTAGTTTTGCTAATTATTAGTTAGCAGAGTTAGTGATTCCGTAAGTTACGATATCTTGTACGTTTCCGTATTGTACACCAGCAGTAAATCTAGCTACTACTCTTACATTTTCAGATCCGTCCAAATCTGCCATATCAATTAATTTAACAGTGTTTAGGTCATTTAATAAACCTGTACCGAAATATAAGTTAGATTTTTCAGCAGCAATAGCAGTGTTAGCAGCCATACCATTACAAACGAATATTTTAACACCATCAAAAGTAAGTGATCCGTTATTCCACCATTGAGTACCCATAGAGTTAGTACCATTAGCACCTAAACCAGAAGCTCCAAAACCACCTAAAGCACGTACATAAGCTTTAGCAATATTTTGAGATACATAGATATGTAAATCTTCTTTTCCGTAAAGTGCAGCAGGAAGTGCATCAACGATTTTTCCTAATTCAGCGATTACGTTTGAAGCAGTAACTGTAGTACCAGCAACTTCTTGTGCAGTAGGTAAAGCAGCATCAGCAGCTAATAAAGTAGCGAAACCTGCAAATTCTCCAGCGTTAGCGTTAACACCTCTCCAAATGTTTTGTTCTGTTTTCTCAGCAACTTTAGCAGCTACGTGAGATAAAATGTAATCAGCAAAGCTTGGAGGCATAGAGTCAAATGCAGAATATCCCATTTGTACCGCTTCCCAATCAGATTTGAAATCTTTTTTACAAAGTTGTAAGTTTACTTGAAACTCCTCTGGTTGTAAAATTCTTTCAGTTAAAGTTACAGTAGAAGTAGCATCAAAATCACAAGTTGCATCTTTAACGATTGCATCAGTAGCAAGTTTTTTAATTACTTCTTTGTATTTAACATTTGGTTTTACTTCGATACCACCATTTTCGATAGTAGAAGCTGATAATAATGCAGCAGAGATATATTTACCTGCAAATTCACCAGCATAAGTAGTTGTAATTGACGTTGTAGTAGCCATTTTTTTAGTGTTTAATTTTAGTTATTATTAATGTTTGCAATTTTACTCAATACAGTATCAAAAGTATTTCTAGTTCTGCTTTGTGAGTATAGGTTTAATTTAACCTCAGAAGTTGCTTCTGGGTTGTGTACTAAAGGTTGTGCAGATAACTCTACACCCTCTTCTTCTTTTACTTCTTTTAAAGAAGCTAATTCAGTTTTTAAAGCTTCAATTTCTGCTTTTAAAGCGTCTACTTCTTCTTTTGAAAAGTGTGATTCTCTAATTGTAGATTCGATAACTTTTTTAGGAGTAGCAGTTTCTGACATTTCTTGTTCAACTTCTACTTCTACTTCAGGTTCTTCAACCTCTACTTCAGCTTCAGGCATTTCTGCTTCTTTAACTTCAGCGATAATACCTTCTTCAACAACGATTAGCATCATACCATCCTCTAGTTTGTACTCTCCAACTGGTAAAGCGATACGATCTTCTTCGTTAACGATAAAAACAGGCATACCAGCTTCAAAAGCTTCAGCTTCTAAAACCGTTCCGTTATCTAACTTCATTTGGGCAAGTTTTACTTCCATTCCCAAAATGGTTTTGATTTGATTAATTACATTTGACATATTTATTGATTTAATTTATTAATTTATTAAGGCATTGATGATAATAACTTATCTGCTAAATTAAATTCTGTTTTATATTTAGCATAACCAACTTTTGCCTGTTCAAAATTTTTAGAAAAATTAGATGGAATTTCAAGACCTAACATTTTAGCTGCTTTTACTAAATCATTATACTCAGTAATTACGCTATCAAATGCTCTCATAGCGTCTTGTGATCTCACTTTAAAAGATAACAAACCATCTTTTGCAGCTTGTTTTCCTTTAAATGCTACATCTATTTTAGATTCTGCATTAGCAAAAGCTTTATTAAAAGAAGCTACATCAGCTAATTCAATTTTATGCTGTGCCAAATCTGTTTTAAATAACTTGTCTGTAATGTTGTTTAATTCGTTACGCATTGTTTTTGTTTTAAAAATTAATAATTATTTATTTGTTATATTTTTAACCTCTAGTGTTTACAATTACTCTAGCTTGGTTAGCATTAGTTACTTGACTAACACCTTGACTAACTAATGTACCTACACCTTGATTTAATAGATCACCATTACAGCATTCTGCTTTATAAGTTCCGTCATCACATAGACAACCTTTTCTTCCACCCTCTGGGCTTGTTTTACTTTTTGTTTTTTTCATTGTTTAATATTTATGGTTTTGAGTTCTTTGAATAAAATAAATCACATCGTGTAATTGACCTGAATGACTGGCTAATATTTTAATACTTAATCCATTTGTAATTACATCATCATCTGAATAGTATTGAAAAGTTTTAGCATAAGAGTGTTCTACATTATTGCCTTTAGGAAAAGTAATAATATCTCTTATCCTATCATAAGGTGTACCATTACCACTCTCTAAATACAATTCCATATATCCATTAGCATTACTTATTTTAGCTTTAAATGCTATTGTAATAATATATACATCGTTTTCAAACTCAGTTCTTAATTTATTATTAGAATAAAATGCAGTATCGGAGTGAATATGTGAATTAATTACATTACCTGAATTATTAGGCAAAGTAAAAGCAGTTGTATTAAACGAATAAGGCGAAGCAGAAGTATATTGTGTATCATCATATCTAGCCCAACCTAAACCCATTTTATCAGATTGTGGTGGGTATACTATTACTTGCTCATTATTGAAACCCATAAATAAAGCTTCATCAGTAACTAACATAGCACCTTGTTCGATGTTTACACTATCTACTTCCGTTTGAGTTGCTTCTTGTACGTGAACTTTGTATGCTGTGTTTATAGTTGTAGCCATTATACGTTTCTTAAAACTTGTTTAATTTGTTCTATTAAAATTTCTTCTTCTGTTAGTTCTTTGCTTAATTCTTTTTTAGATTCTAATTTGTCAGCAAAATATCCTTCAAGTGAAAACCCTTTAACTTTACCTGTTTTTACAAAGTCATTCCAAATTTCATCATTATCTACCTTAATAGAAGCCATCCAAGTACCAACTGGTACACTTAAATTATATAAAGCAGATTTGTCTTTAGTTAAATCTTCTACTATCCAAGATTCAACAACTGTTAAACCCTCAATAGCTTTTTGGTGTTCTAAAGTACTATTAGATTGATTGCCTTTCTTTAAAAATAATTGTGAAGCTTTTACTACAGTGTCTTTTGAAAAGTAAATGTAATATTCAGTATCTCCACTCTTTCTATAAATAGGTTTTTCTGGTATTAATACAGCACCCATTAATATCCGCTTTTCTTTAGATACTTCTGCAAGTTTAACTTCTTCTGCTTTTAAAGCTACAAAGTCCGATTCTATTGCAGGTGATTCTACTACGCTGATAGCTTCTACACCTTGCAATTCTTCGTTATCGTCTATAATTAATTCTATTAAGTTCATTTACTTTTTATTTAAAAATTAATATTATATTAAATTGTTATTTATCCTAATGTAGCGTTGTTTACTATGTTTCTATTTAAACTTTGTGCAGATGTTACATTACTAGCAACTACATAAGCTTGTACAGGTGCAACACCTTGATCGTTCATAACTTGTGCTATTTGATTTACACCACCAGCACCAACTACATTAAAGCTTGGGGCAGCAGGTGCGGCAGCAGGGGCTGTAGGCGCAGCACCGCCACCACCTGATTCTCCACCACCTGTTAATAGTTTTTTAGCTCTTGCTATATTTGATAAAATAGTAGCGGCACCACTTGCATAAAACCCTATTTTAGTTGCTAAATAAACTGCTGGGGCAGCAGGTCCTGCAGTTGAAGCTGCACCCGCAGCACTTGCTTCAGTTCCTTGCATCATTTTTGAAAATGCAACAGCACTATCAACCCCTATCTGAACCAAAGCTAAAGCTTTCATAGCACCTTGCCCTGCTTTACCTCTAGCTATCCCTGCAGATTGTAAACCTGTTAATAAATCTTCACCACTTTTAGCAATAGAACCTACGGCATTAGATACATTTTGAAAATCAATTATTCTTTGATTAAATGCTTCTTGCCTTCTTTGTTTTTGAGCTTCTTCGCTATCATAAATTATTTGTGCATTTTGTAATTCAAATAATTTTTGTTGATTTAGAATTTCCTCATTATTACTTTGAATTAAATCTTTTTTAGCTTGATTTGCATCAGTTAAATTTTGCAATTCAGTTGCATCGAATTCAATATCTTGGGTTGCTAATTGTTTTTTATAATCTTCATTTAATTTTTTTAAATCTTCTTTATTTTTTTTTGCTGTATCTTTTGTATTTTTTGCTAAATCTTCATTATGTTTTTTAACATCCTCTGCTTCTTTTCTTCTTCTATCAGTTGCTTCTTGCGCTACAGCTACTTCATTATCATTTATTATTTTCTTTTTTTGTTTGACGCTATCATATAAACCTTCTCTTTGTTTATTAAATGCTTCATAAGAAGCTTTAACTAATTTATCTTGTGCTGCTATTGCTTCATCACTAGCATCATTTGCTTTTAATGTAGCTAAAGTATCTGCTTCTCTTAAGAAAGTAGATCTAGCCAACATTGTGTTTTTATAATTTAATGCTACTGCTTCTTCAGCGTGTTTTAAAGCTAATTTTCTTAAACTTTCCGAACTTGCTCCATTTGCTTTTGCTAAATTATATTGGTGATTATTATAATCGGTTAATTTGTCAACACTATTTTTAGCAGCTTTTTCTTGGTCTTTTAAAGCAATAGTATTTTTCTTTGTAGCAGCCATAGCTTTTTCATTAGCTTCGGCACTATCCATAAACATAGTTACTAACTTATATCCTGCAGCTATTAATGCAACTACAACAGCAACTACAGCACCAATAGGATTAGCAGCCATAGCAGTATTCCATAACCATTGTGCAGCAGTAGATGCTTTTTGAACTATTGAATAGCTCATAACAACAGCTCTTAATTGTTTAAAGCTATCTATACTTTCTCCAACTGCTTGTATTCCTTGTGAAATAGCCATAGCAGATTGAACTTTAAGTATCATTTGCTCTACTTCCGCACTTTCACTACCAAGCAATCCCATAGCACCAGTAACAGCAGAAAACCCACCTGCTACACCTGATAAACTATTTGTTAAAGCATTAAATTTTGCATCAGGGTTAAAGGCATCAGTTAAATCTTTAGCATCACCTATTCTATCTCTTAACTCAGCAGCTCTTTTAGCAGCTTCTACAGCTTCTTTAGAGGTCGCACCAAACTTATCAGATAATGCAGCAACTTCATTTTGCGCTTCTCTTAATTGTGATTTTAAACTCCCTACTGATTTAGCAGAATCATCTAAATTACTTTGTACATCTAAGTTTACTGTTTTTGTAATTGCCATTTTATATATCTTTTAAGTTGAGTTTTATTTTTTTTAAACGTTTTAGGCAATTCGTTTTTACCTTTTGCAATTTCTATATTTTCGCTAACTCCATAATGGTCTTGCAGTTGCAATAATTGAATTATATTTTTAAGCATATTGTATAATAGTTATATATTGTTTTGTATCTGGGTTATGATATGTAATTTCTATTTCTTTATATACATCATTACCTGTAGTATTAGAATCAATAGGCACTATAAAAGTTCCATCTGCAGTATTACCTCTAGCAGCAAACGCTGTAGGGTTATATTCTACATCGTATTCTTCACTATTTAATTTTAAAATAGTAACTTCTAAATCTTGTGCTGTATTATCTATAGTAAATAAATCTTTTATAGCAAATCTACCACCTACAGAATTAGATACTTCTCTAAAATCGGATATTAATTCAAAGTCAACTTCTCCTGAAGTTAAATCAGTTGTAAATTGATTTATAATATACTTTTTATCCTTATAAACTATTTTATCATTTAATTTAATATTTGATAATTCAGTAATAGGCATAATAGCTTTTAATTTAACTACTCTACAACGAATATCGTATAAACCACTAATATAGTTTCTATACCATAATGCAAATAAACTATCACTTGCTAAAGCACTTAAGTTCCAGCTTGATTGTTCTTCTCCAAAGTTTAAACTTGCTATATTATTATTTAAAAACAACTCATTTGAAAATCTTTGATATGTACTCAAATTATAGTAAGATGAACCTGTATACATTTTAATACTAGTGCCTAAACTTTGTAAATTATTTTTATACATTAAAATAGGTTTCGGCTTATATGGTTTTAAATCTTTGTCAATTAAAGAAGTAGTTTGAAAGTTACCTGTTGTTGATCTTTCCCACATAACATCTTCAAAAGGAGTTTTTATATCATAAGTAGTACTTTCATTACTTAAATCATCTTCATAAATTAAATCACCATAATCATATTTTCTTTGAAATGTATTTCTAAAAAAGTTGTTTAATACGTTATCCGATTTTTCGTGGCTAAAAGATAGCTTCTTAAATAATTTAGTTCTTTCTAAATCTACACTATCGTTAATTACATAACTATTAATGTTTATATAATTACCATAAGCATAATAAAATTCTAATGGCTCTAAATTAAATTCAGTTTCACCTGTAGCAGTTATAGTTAAATTAAATATTTTTATTAATCCATTAAAGAAATCTGCTATCTTTAAATCAGGTATAAAATCACCAATATTTATAGTTGATGTAGTAGATTGTGATGGACTTACCCCTGATCCAGTTTGAGATAACCCACTTCCTGGAGGTGGGAATTTAGTGTGAAAAAGATTAGTAGTAAAAGTTAAAGGTTGTAAACTTTCAATTTCAAAATACCAACTATCAGTAGGATAAGGTAAACCATCATTAAATAATTGAGTAGTAGTATTACCTACTAAGTTATTATAAACACTTACTACAGTTCCATTACTCCTTTTTACTTTTAATCTATAAGGAATAGTATCGTTAGTAGGATCTATAAATAAATTTAATGCTTGTACTACTGTAGGTGTAGTTCCATTTGATTGAAACGCTGTAAATGTATATTCATCAGTAGTTAAGTTTAAATTAATATTCATAGTACCTGTAGTAGATGTAAAATTAATTTTAACAGGTGCTGTATATACTTCTTGTAATTCTACATTTTTACAATATAAATATAAATCTTTCCAATACGATGTATCAAACAAAGTACTTGTAAAAGTTATATCATAATGAGATTGTATAAAATCAAATATTTTACTTACAGGAATTGCAGGGAATAAATCAGTATAAACTATAGATTTAGCTAAACTACCACCTACAGAAACATCATTTGTTCCGCCTGTTAAATATTCATATTTATTTTCATTACCAACTAAAGGATAACTAACATTATCTACTATAGTACCATCAATTCTTTTTCTAATTTCATCAAAAGTATAAGGATGGTTTAAACTACTATAATCTAAAATATCTAATTTATCTTCTTTAAATAAATCTTTAATTTGTTTTACCTTACCATAAAAAGTAACTGAAAAGCTTTCAACTCTATTGTTTTTTTCGTTTGCTTTTTCTATTTGTATTTGACCCTTCTTAAATGGTATTGTATTTACTTCTATTATAGCATCGTATCTAATACGCTGATCGAAGCCATCGTTAACAGCACTTTCATTCCAGTAATTAAAAATACGATTGTTAGTTTTAGATGCAGGTACAGTAAAACTTTGTGTATAGTCAGTAAATACCTTGCTTAAATCGTTTACATTTTGAATAGATGAAGTTAAACTTATCTTTTCATCTTTAAACAAATCTAACCTATTATAAACATCAGTATAACCAAAAATACCACCTAATTCTTCAACTCTATTTAATAAACAAACACCAGCTTCAAAAGTACCACCATCTGCTAAAACTCTAGCTTCAAAACTATCTACTAATGGTGCTGATGTATTTGTATATTCACTAACCTTTATATATACTTCTACATTTACCATTATACTACATTATTAATTAATGAACTTGCAACTTCAAACTCTAATTCGTAGTTAATTACTTTGTCGTTTAAATGTGTTTTAAATTGTTGTGAACTATTTTTTAAAACTACTGCTGAATTGATAGTTCCATCTGCTGATTTTAAGAAAAGATTTTCCGATAAAAATATATCCTGTATATTAATATTATCAGATTCTTTCATCCAACCTGTGTTACATTTAATAGTTTTATTACCGTTTTTATTAAATATTCTTTTTTGCCCATTGCTTTGATCATAAGGGGTAACCCATTTACCATTAAAAGTATTAGTGTTATACTCCGAACCTTTAACTTCAATAGTTTGTGTACTATTTTTAAATAGAGTCATAGTTTGTTTACCACCTAATCTATTTATAAATTGTAATGCAAATGGATTGTATTTTATTTCGCACTCAGGAGTTAAAATACAGCTATATAATACATTCCCACCAAATGCAGTACTTTCAACTATAAGAAATTCAGTACTAACTATTACTCCATCTTCGGGAGCCACTACCATTGGTATTCTAAATTTTTCTATTCTATCGTAATCTGCATTATTATAATTAATATATGAACTATAAATTTCTAAATTACCATTATAAAGAGCAGTAGTATTATATTCTATTGAAAAATCGGATGCAGTATTTGGAAAATCAATAATAAAATCTAAAGTAGGTATAGTATTAGCATTATAAAAATAACTTACTGCGCTACCATAATTTCCTAATATAGCAAAAGTAGTATCGTTTGTATAATTGTAAACATCATAAGCATTATATCCATTAACTCCTACTAAATAATCGTTAAGTTCTTCTACCCAAGTAGTGCCATTATTATAATAAGTAACATAATGCACGTTACAGGCACTAGATTGATCGTCAAAAGTACTAATGGCATCGTATACAAAAGGGCTTATGTTATAGTAGTTATAATATTGTGTGTTACTATAAGGCAACTTCTCTAAAGTTTTAGTTACTACAGTAGGTTCAATATATCCTACTCGCCAAATAGTTAACTCTATCTTACTTGCTGTTGCAACAAAATTCCCTGCTTGTATAATATAAGGGCTTCTACAATTAAATACTTTCATTTTATCTTAATCTTTTAGTGTATCATTCATTAAATTTTCTAAATCTAAACCAAACTTTTCTATTAGTTCATTAGGTAACTTTTCAAAAGCAGCTTCAAATGGTTTAGTAAAAAACAAACTTGGTTTAATACCATTTTTAAAAATAGCATTTCTAACTAAATAACTAGTTTGCTTATAGCTCATAAACTTCCCATCTGGTTTTCTAAACTGAAATCTTTTTCTAGTTACCCAATCAGTGATAGGTTTTGCAGGTGGCATTTTAGATTTATAACTAAATGGAGTGTTATATTTCTTTTCAGTACCACTAACACCTTTGTCTTGGAACACCCCGTAATCTTCCATTGTAAAAGATAAACTAAAACTATTCTTACTAACTTCTATTTCACTACCTAAGCTATCATAAAGTTTTTTGTTTACATTCTTACCCTGCCTAGTTAAGTTACTCCTAGATTGTTGTATAACATACTTAGCAAAGTCGTTTAAATACTTATATGTTTCTTGTTGCTTTAACATATAGTCATATCATTTGAAACTATTATATCAAATGTAACTGCCCATCCTGCTAGATCGTTTTCAAATCTTTCAGTAAATGGCTCATAACTTGGGTTACCTGATAACTCATAGTTGCCATCTCTTAAATCACCTCTATTAAGTAAATCTAAAACCCTTGTAGCTAATAAGTGCTGAGTATTCCAAATATCTACTTTATTATCGTTTTCTTTTTGGTTAATAACATCCATACAAAGCATAGTAACATTAAAAGAAATAACATTACCTTGGTGTGTAGATGAGTTAATCATTATATGCGTTAAAGGGAATATAGTTCGTTTGTTTAAATCAACTTCGAATATATCTCCTTCAGTTACTGTATTGCAAAAAGGTTCTGCTAATAAAGCATCCTTAATTGTTTGTATTAAATTATATATCATATTTTTTTAGCATTTGTGATTCTATTTCTTGTTTTTCTTTTTCAAATGTTAGGAAGGTAAGTGCAGCTGT